GGTTGCGGAGATTGTGCAGTCGGCCCTCAAGCAGATCCCTGGTCAGGGCGCGGGCAGCCGCGACCACTGGATCAAGGTCGGCATGGCGATCCACTCGGAGCTGCCCAACGAGCGCGGCCTTGAGCTGTGGTCTGCCTGGTCCTCGAAAGATCCCGAGTTTGCGGATGATTGGGCGGGCTCCAATCCCTGTGAGGAGGTTTGGGACAGCTTCAAGCCAGGGGCTGTGACCCTTGGGACTCTTTTTTGGATGGCGGATCAGCAGCTGCCTGGGCGGCTTTGGCTGTCCGAAGACCTGCGCAGGGTTGTGGCTGACGCTGAGGCCGACAACGTCACCCGCTTCCGCAATGTCGTTCTGAGCTGGCCGGAGGTTTGTAAACGGGCCAAAGCCATCAGGGAAATTGAGAACCCCGCTGAATCGGCTCACGCCTTAAACACGCTGGCCCAAGAGGCTGGCTACCGGGATTCTGGTGCGCTCGAACGTCTCCTCATTGCCCAAGAGCAATTTGAAAAGCAGGACGTAGAGATGGGTATGGATCGCCTGCTGAACAAAGATTTGAAGTTCGAGTACGTGATCCCAGACCTGTTGCCCTGTCCAGGGATTGTGATGGTCCATGGCGCTGGTGGTGACGGCAAGTCCATGTCGGCCTGGACCATCGCTAAGCACGTTGCCCGTGGCTTGCCTTTCACGGTCAAGCGTGAGCTCGTTCCTGTGGAGAAAGGTCCTGTCCTGATCCTTAATGGTGACCAGAGCGAGGCTCAGGTTCAGCAGCAGATGCGGGACCTGGAGTTTGAGCCCTCTGATCCAGTCACCGTTGTGATGGGCTGGGACATCAACTGGTACTTCCGCTTTAAGCAGCTCCTCGAAAAGCACCAGCCAAAACTGGTGATCATCGACTCGTTGACCGGATGTAGCCGGGGCTCTGCCTTCGACGAAAACAAGAAGGAGTTTGCAGGCCCCATCTACTGGCTGGCCAACAACAACGGACTGGAGTTCCCTAAGTGCACGATCCTGCTTGTGCACCACTCGAACAAGACGGGCGGGTTCAGGGGCAGCACGGCGATCCGTGATGCGTGTGACGAGGTTTGGGGCCTTCGGCGGCCTGACAAAAAACAGCAGGAGACCCTTGACGCCAACACCCGCCTGATCACGGTGGAGAAATCAAGGGCTGGGCGTGATGGCACCAAGCTGTTGATGACGCTTGAAGAGGACCTGACCTTCACGCTTGCGGACTACTCCGAGTCGGAAAGCAGCGAAACCACTCCAGCCACCGTTGTGGATCGGGTCCTGAATTGCTTGCGTGATGCGTACCCCGGCTCCGTCACCCGTCCTGAGCTGGCCGCAAACCGCGTTTGTGGTGGGAGCGTTACCGGGATTCGCAAGGCGCTCCAGCGTCTCGTCTCGCGGGGACTGATCGAAGTGTCTGGAGTTGTCCCAGCTGCTAACGGCGGAACCCCGATCAATCAGTACCGAGCTGTTGTCTCGCGTGATATGCGTAGAGATACGTGTCCCACCGAAGAAGAATCCAGTCAGGCACTAGAAAACACGGTGGGACAGCCCCATGACGTGTCCCACCGTTCGGAGAGACTGGAGCGGGAAAATCCGGGGATGGTCAAGGCGGTGGCCGAAACCATCAAAAAGCGGTGGGACACCCCCACCCCCTGTCCCACCGCCAAATCCAGTGCTACCAAGGGATCTGCCACGGTGGGACAGGGTTTTGATATATCCCCAAGGGAAAAGCGCTCTGAAAGCGAGCTGGATTCGCTGATGGATGACGCCATGAGCCGGTGGGACTGATGGGTCGTATATCCGTGCCTAGCTTTTTTCTACGGCCAGTGCAAATCCTGGCTTGGTTGTTGTGGAGGAATCCAGTGGCAAAACCAGAACCGATTCCGCCTAAGCCGCATCGCAAGCCTGTCCTGGCCTACACCATCGGGGACATTCCCACGGAACTGATGGCAGTCATTCGCATCGAGTGGCTGAAAGGCAACGGCCACGCCAGCGAGGTGGAGGAATACCAGATCGAGGAGTGCCCAGACGCGCAGGCTCAGTTCAGCTACGTCGTGGGCACCGCTCTGCGGCAAGGGGCAAACGTCTGCGTGTTGACCCAGTACCAGCCGGTCGAGTTGGGAGTTGATGCGTGAGGCAGGTGGGGAGCTTGCCGGAGCAGTCCTCCCCTCACCGTCGCCTGCCGTCGGCGGACGCTTCGAGATTCCTCAATAGAAATTTCGAACCGCCAATTTAGCCCATGCCGGGCTTGACCGCACGGCTCTTCTGTGTAAACCTAAGGGCAGGTCAGCAATGGCCTGCCTTTTTTATTGAATTACATGACACGTACAACTCCACTTCCAAACGACAAGCTCACTCCTTGGTGGTTGGCTGTCGGTCACGCAAAGATGCTTCTCCAGGACCGTATTGCCCAGAACGAAGCTTTGGGCGTGCTTTCTTCCTATGACAAGCGCCAGCTAGAGCGGCTTGAGGACATGGAAATGTTCCTTCAGATGAGCTGGGATGTCTGGATGGGCGGCCTCGAAACTAAGCAGACTGCCGTGGAGGAAAGCAAGTGAGCCAGGTCCTTGAAATTGACAGCCTTGAGTTTGACCATGACGGCCTCCTCCACGTCACTGCTGTTGTTGATGAGGTGGTTCTCGTCCGCAAGCAGACGATCCTTGACCCGCCGGAGTACGGAGCTGCCCTGTGCCGAGGCTCCTTCTACCTTTCGGATGAAGACTTAGTCCCAGCGACCGATGCCCTCCTCCGAAAGCTCATTTCCGACCGAGTCGATGACTGGGCGCCAGTCGATCCCGACTACTGACGACAAGGCTCGGGAGCTGCGTAACGCTCCCGACTACGACGACTGGGAATACGGCACCGAGCCGATTCCCGGCGACCACAACTGGGTTTCTAAATGAACTACGAAGACTATTACCGCGAATCACGCGGCTACAACTACAACGATCTGGCCGAGCTACGCATGGCTGCGCATGGCTTGGGACGGGACAATACTGAGGTGCCAGCGTGCTTCAAACACCAGTTCGCTGATCGTGCCGCATACGATGAGTGGCTGGAGGAAAAGCGAAAGCTGTACTTCGGCTGATTTATCCGTCCGTTATGACTGATTTGAATGGTGCTCCGTTTTACAGGTCCTACCTGCTAAACCGGACCATCTACCTCCACGAACTCAAGTCGCTCTCCAACGAAGAGCTGCACATGCTGAACGTGGACACCCTTGCCGCCCTCAACGAGGCTCGTTTTCGTTACGACCAAATTGAGGACAAACAATCCGAGGCAGCCGGTGGTGAGTTTCGCCGCATCAAAGTGGCAGGCTACTTCCAGGCTGCAATCGGTTTAGAACTCCAGAACTGAGTTCTTCTTCTATTACACTGCACACGCTCCAACCCATGCAAATGCACATCCTTTCTGATTCACAGCACAAGGAACTGACTCAAACCCTGACCAAACTCCAATCAATTCTCGGCGGGTCCGTCAGTGTCTCTCTGGATTCCAAGCCTGTTAGTGCCCCCATTGCTAAGGAAGTTGTCCAGGCAGCTCCCAAAAAAGCCCGCCGCAGCCGCAAAGGGCGCCGCAACATCCTGAACGAGCGTCAAGTTCTCTCGATCAAGCAACGTCTTGCAGCTGGTGAGTCTGCTCCCAGCATTGCCCGCGACTTTGGTGTTGCCGCCAACGTCATCTACAGCATCAAGTACGGCACCACCTGGAAGCACGTCGAGATCCAGCAAGATCACGCGCCTGCTTCGATCTCCGCATGATCCTTCCCGACTTCGAGATTGTTTGTCTCGCAAGGCGTGGAATGGTCAATCCTTACGACCCCAAGCTGGTCAACCCAGCCAGCTTGGACGTAAGGCTGGGCGAGAACATGCTGATCGAAGACAAGCAGACTGCCGAGCTACAGCCTTTCTCGATCGCCGGGTTTACGAAGGAATCTCCTTTCGTGCTCCAGCCAAGAGAGTTCGTACTGGCGGAAACGTTTGAGCGCTTCCGGCTCCCAGACTCGGTTGCGGGGCAACTGGCGCTCAAATCGAGTCGAGCCCGTGAAGGGATCGAACACTTGATGGCTGGGTATATCGACCCTGGCTATGAGGGCCGCCTTACGCTCGAACTCGTGAATGCTCGTGTACTTCACCCGGTGCCGCTTTGGCCAGGGATGAGGATTGCGCAGATTGTGTTCCACAAGATGTCGCTCCTTCCGAATAACGACTATTCAGTGACCGGGCGCTATCAAGGCGATCAGATGGTCCAAGCATCTAAAGGATGACCATGAACAACGAGTTCCACTTGACCGCTGTTGACTCCGTCAACCACCCGTTCCACTACACGAACGGTAAAACTGAGGTGATTGATGTTCTTGAAGACTGGGTGAAGGCCGCGCCCGATCCTGTTGCTGGGGGCCTCCAGTGGCAGGTTATCAAGTACCTCAGCCGTATGTGGTTAAAAGAGGACCCGTACACCGACGCCCGTAAGGCTCAGTGGTATCTCAACCGCCTCGTCAACAAGCTCGCAATGCAGGCTTACGTCGAGCAATGAGGCATTGGTGGCGAGTTCTCGCCCTCGCTGTCGGAGAGAAAGCGCACCAGCACAATCGGATCGCTGATCAGGTTGCACTGGTGCGTCTTTTTATCCTTAGCGCCTACATGACAACCAACTTATTTATTTGTGCTGGAGTAATCCGTCACTGGAATGACTGATCAATTCTTGTTAGGTAGCGCCAGCTATCGCTCTCTTTGCTACGAGCTTCTGGCAGAACTCAAAAAGCACGTCAGCAAAAGTCACCCTGTGGTGATCAAAGCTGAAAACGTTTTGAAGCCACCGCCGAACGGACGCAAGTTCCAGCGTGGTGAAAATAACTTTGCGGCGATATTGACTCCTGAGCTTGTGCGCAAAATGCGCAAGTTGCGTGAAGACGGTTGGAGTTATCGCCAGCTAGCAAGTGAATTTGATGTTGATGAGAAACACGCTTGGCGTATCTGTAACCGAAATGCTTGGGCTTGGGTCGAATGACTACTCTTCCATTCAAAATCAATGAACGTGCTTGCTACAACTGCGGCAAAAACACTCGCAATCCGATCTACTGCTGCAAGTGTTACAACAAAACTCCAGCTGGACGATTGGAACTGAAACGCGAGGTGATGATGCGCAAGTATGCGCGTCTCGATGGTGGCGCCAGCTGCAGGAACTGCGTCCACTGGGAAAACAAATGCTTGCTCGGGATCCCGGAGGCGGGCTCCGTGTATGCGGAGGACTGCCCAGCTAGAGAATCTCTTAATGTGTTAGAGTAGCTAGGTATTAACGCCTAACTTGGCATGAGCTTCCTGTTCGGTGTCCAGCATCTCGGCACCCTGGCTGACTGCTCCGTTGTTGCATTCGACTGCGAAACGACCCAGCTCAAGCCAAAGAATGGACGCATGAGGCTGCTGCAGTTTGCGGCGCAGGACAAAGAGCCGGTTGTTATCGACTGCTGGGACCTAGACGATGCTGGCTGGGACAGCTTGCGCCAGTTCTTCAAGCAGAGGCGGCGGTGGCTGGCACACAACGCGGTCTTTGACCTTGGCTGGCTCCAAGCGCACAGTCTTTACCCGGAAGGCATTGTTCTCTGCACTTTGCTGGCTAGCCGAGTGCTGACCAATGGACGCAACAACCTGGGAAAAAACCCTCACACTCTTAAGTCCGTCGTCAAGCGCTACCTCAGAAGGGAAATCAGTAAAGAACAGCAGGCCAGCGACTGGTCCGCCGATCTAAGCCAAGAGCAGCTGGAGTACGGCGCCACTGACGTGCAGGTGCTAATTGATCTTTATGACCCAATCCGCCAAATGATGGCGATTGGTCAGTTGACTGACGCTTGGCTCTTGGAGTGCAAAGCGTTACCGGCTATGGCTTCGCTGTGGCTCAATGGCCTTCCGTTCGACAAAGAGTTGCTCCAGCAGCTGAAGACGGATCTAGGTGAAGAGCACGTAGATCTGGGCAAGGCTTTTATCGAGGAGCTGGATGCTGCGCTGCCTGAAGAGCACAAGCTGCCCCGTGAGGAGGACGGCAGCTTCAACCTGCGAGCTAAGGACGAAGGCCACATCCGACTTGGTACTAAGAAACGGGCCGGTTTCAACATGAACTCGCCCACCCAACTGCGGCAAAAGATCGCAATCATCTTGGGGTTCCAGCCAATCAGTGAGAAGACGGGCAAGCCCAGCTCAGATCGGGTGACCATGCAGCAGTACGCGGCGGAGCACTCCGTTATTCGCACGTACTTGAAATGGAAGAAAGTCGAGAAGCGGCGCCAGATGGTGGAGACGCTGCTCGATCATTTGGAGCCTGACGGCTACATCCGTGCCAGCTACATGCAGGCCGGGGCTGACACGTTTCGGATGAGTTGCAGGAGTCCAAACTTGCAGCAGGTGCCCCGTGATCCCCGCTTTCGGTTCTGCGTGCAGGCGCCCGAGGGTTGGAAGCTCGTGGTCTCGGACTTTGCCCAGATGGAGCTGCGTTTGGCGGCTGCCGAAGCTAACGATCGCCTAATGATTCAAGCGTTCCAGAACGAGCTGGACCTTCATACGCTGACTGCGATGGAGATCTACGACGTGCCCGAGGAGGCCGTTACCAAGGAACAACGTCAGATCGCTAAGTCGGCCAACTTCGGACTTCTATATGGATCGGGTGCAAAGGGCCTCAGGCAATATGCCGCTGGAACAGGGATCGAAATGGATCTTGATGAAGCATCGGAGGTCCGGCAAAAATTTCACGCTGCTTATGAGGGCATCAGCGCATGGCAGCGTCGAGCTGCTAGCCAGGTTGACTCGGTTAAGGGTGAGCCTGAGGTCCGGGTCCGGGTATCCAACCTCCGGCGGTTTCTTCCGGGCGAGAACAACAAGCTCACGACGCGCTGCAATACGCCGATCCAAGCAGCTGGTGCGGCAGTTCTCAAAAGAACTTTGGGAATGCTCTGGCCGCTACTGTTCCAAGCCGGTACGGATGAAGTTCGGCTGTCCGGGGTCGTGCATGACGAAATCATCCTCCTGACAAGGGAAGACGCCTCCGAGAAATGGGCTGAAATTCTTCAAGCCACCATGGAAAAAGCCGAGTCAGAGTGGCTGGGAGAAGTTCCAGCACTCGCAGAAGCTCATGTCGGAAGCAGTTGGCTCGACGCCAAATAATCCCATCAAGCTCAACCAGTACCGCGTGACTATCTGGCCAAAACACGGGGCGACCGAAAACATCTACATGGAAGCCCCTGACGTTTACACCGCGCAGATGTATACGCGGCGTGTTTACCCAGAGCACACCGTCCTCGCGATCAAAAACGTCCTGGATTTATGAGCCGAACTGGCAGGGAAATCGTCCTGGAGTGGTTGCATAAGGAGATTCGGATGGCGCGGACTGCTGATCTTCAGCGGGCCGCCGCTTTTTTGGAGTGGGCACGGGGCATCCGAAAAGGGTGCTCCAGGCAAAGGGGTGGGGCCAGAGTGTCCCAGTCAAATGCCTGGAGAAAGCGAGTCGATAAAGACTTGCGGTGGTAAGACTACTGCGACACAGTATGCTATTGTGTAGCAGTACAGGTTTCAGCCATGCCGCTCAGACACGGGTCGAAAATTTACTGTCAGTTACTCCTGGACGCAAATCGCTACAAGCTCGCTGAAGATCTAGCGGCCAGTGAGGGGAAAAAGGTGACCGCTCTTCTTCGGGAGTATGTATATGATGCACTTCTCGAAAAGGTGCCAGAGGCTTACAAAAATGCGGTTGAAGCTGATCAGCAGGGTTGGCAAAAATCCGTTGAAAATCGGGTAGAGGGAAGACGGCGAGCCCGAGATGAGCGGACAATCCAAGCCATCGACGACTTGATCCAAGATGTCTTAAAAGAATCATGAGACTCAGTAACAGTCGGGTCTTGCCGTAAAGAACCGCGATAGGCTCCCTACGTTCAAACAGTAGTCCACCGTGACCCGCTACGCAGTCAAAGTCAGCGACCGTTGGGTCATGGCGGTTTTCGGACCAGGCAAAGGGCTCCAGCTCACTTCGATTGAGGAGGATGCCTCCAGTTGGCCTACTTACGAGCGGGCATTGCGGGCTGCCCACAGCATCCAACAATGCACCAACAATCCGATCTCAATTTGTAGCGTTACTGAACCGACCTACCGATGATGAAAAACGGTGTCCTGCAGTGGCAGGAAGACTTCGAGCGTTCGCAGCGTCTAGGTGAAGGTCGCTCGCGTACCAGTGCAGATCGGTCTGAGTTGTACGAGCTGCAGATCTGGCTTGCTGGTCAAGGTGCTATGCGGGATTTGATTCGGGCGGAATCGCTCCAGCAGGCAATCCTGTTTGCTGAAAACCGCTATCCCGGCTGCCGGGTAGACGTTCCGCCAACAACGGCGAAGAAACCTAAGCTGGCTCGTTCCCGGACTAGCCCCAGTGTGGCGGCCAAGAACCGGAAAAAATCGAGCGACAAGAAATGACGCCTCCTCCCAAGGTCAACTTCACCAAGGCTGCCGCTGACATGGCGCGGGCTGACTACCTCGACGAGCTATTCTTTAAGGATGGCCGCGATCAGGTGAGCCATCCCTTTCATGGCACCTACACCGGGCTGTACCAGAAGTACACGCTCGAAAAACTAGGCTGAGTCTCGGTCTAGTCCGTATGTATCGGCCAGGGC